TGAAAAGATCACGCCAAGTGTAGGAACAATCGATAAAGGCAATTTGGCAACTATTTTCACAGCGTTGCAGGAAACAGAAGCACGGGTTACGGCATTGGAAGCAAAAGAGAGTGCTGTAGTTAATGAAGTAGCTGTAGAATGTGACTGGAACGGGACGCAATTAGGAGTTCGTGAAGTTGGTCAAACTGAATTCACCTATGTCGACCTGAAAGGGGAGACGGGTGCAACTGGCCCGCAAGGGATTCAAGGAGAGACAGGCCCACAAGGACCAGCTGGAGAAAAAGGGGATAAGGGCGATCCTGGGTCACTATCGGCAGGGGACGGCTCCGCTGTAACCGCAGCGTTTACAGAAGCATCCACGCTGGACAATGTGACCAGCGGTGAAAGTCTTGCAGTTTTGTTCGGGAAAATAAAAAAGTTATTTAACGTATCAAGCGGTCATAATCATGACGGATCGAACTCTAAAAAGATCGCGTATGCCAATTTGACAGGTACACCTGCAGTATTTCCGCTTGTCAATAATGATGGATCGCATAACTCCATTTATCGTGGCATTTCATTAGGTACTTCAGTCTCTGCCGCGCAGTATGCTTCTATTTCCGCAGGTACTTTTGAAGATATGTATATCGGAGACTATTGGACAATCAGTGGCAGGGTTTATAGGATTGCGGCGTTCAATTATTTCTATAATTGTGGTGACACAGCTTTCACTTCAAACCATGTGACAATAGTGCCAGACTCTTCTTTAGCTTCTTCGGCAATGAATGCCACGAATACTACCGACGGTGGCTATTACGGGAGTGGTATGCGTGCTTCTGGTTCTGGATTGGATACTGCAACAACAATCATAAACTCTGCTTTCAGCGGGCATGTAGCAACGCATCGACAATTTCTAACAAATGCAGTTACAAATGGAAAGCCAAGCGGTGGCTCATGGTATAATTGTTCAGTTGAATTAATGAGTGAAATTATGGTTTTTGGATGTGGAATATTTAAGCCTGTATCCAGTGGAATAAGTTTAGTTACAGATAATACTATTAGCAAATCTCAGTTGCCATTATTTACGCTTAATCCGAAATTAATTGTAAGCAGTAGATATTCTTGGTGGTTGCGAGATGTTGTTTCTTCGACTCTTTTCGCCAATGCCGACGGCAGCGGTGTTATGGGCAACGCCGGCGCATCTGCCTTTAGGGGCGTTCGCCCCGCTTTCTCTATAATAGGATAGGAGTAATCATGTATACAATTAAACTTTACGATGGAACAGTGTTAGATAATCTGGAATTGAATGGCAATAATTTTATTTCTAATACCATTATTCCTGGTTCTGTGTTCGAGAACAATTTGAAAACGGTTGAAGTATTTGACGGAGAAAACACACAGATTCTTACAGATCAATTCCTTGCGGCAAATCGGGTTGAGAATAATCAATCGTGGTTTGTCATCATCGACAAAACGCCAGAGATGAAACGGGAAGAATCGATGACCGACTTGCAACTGGCATTGGTCGAATTATACGAATCGCTTTTAGGAGGTGTCTAATGGCGAAAATATACGCGGCCCTGATCATCAATGGCAAGAAGACAATTGACGACGTTCCGACGATCCTGCGTGCAGAAGTCCGAGCGATCATTGAAGCCTTATCGTGATCGAGATGGAGTGCGCGAAGCGGAATACTTACGTAAGTTCGGCGAATATCGACTTTGAAACGGTTGATTCGCATTATGGGGAACGATTTGGCGTTCATTATGGCAAGCTGAAAGGCGGTCTAATTGGCAACTGAATTTGACGAATATGGATTTTTCAACGGAGTGATGAAACTCGATCAAATAAATTGGCCGAAATTCATTGCGCCACACATTCCAGATTGTGTGATTGACGGGATTGACGATGAGCTATTAGTTTATGCAGATTCGACAGGAATGAATGTCAAAGTTAAAAAAGGTGAATGTAGGGTTCGCGGTCATCGTGCTGCTCTTACTGATACTGAGCAATCTTTGACAATTGCGGCTGCCGATGCAACAAATCCACGATATGACCTTATCGTGGCGCGTGTCACTTATGACGATGCTCCATCTTCAAAAATTGAGCTTGCGGTACTTACAGGAATGCCGGCGGCAAACCCGATAGTTCCGGCGATAACACAAACAGCGGGCTCAGTATGGGAGATGGCGTTGGCAAGCGTTTTGGTGGATGCGGGCGCGGTGACAATTGCGGCAAACAAAGTGACTGATATGCGGAGATTATATAACCCCCTGAAACGCGTTTGGACAACAACAATCACGTTGGCTTCAGCTTCTTGGAGTGGAACGACATATACCTATAATACGAATCCGACCTGGTGGAGAAGCGATCAAATTGCGATTTTTGCCGATCCTGTTGAGGCAAGTCGAATTGCGTATTATGCAGCGGATATTAGGCTGTCAGACACATTGACTAATGGTTATTTGACGTTCACTTGTTCTCTTGCACCGACTTCAAATTTATCTGTGAAATTATTGGTGATCGAATGAATGGCATGGGCTTCAATCGAAATAGCATGTCGAACCTATTCGCGTATCTGTTCGGCGATGGTTCTGATGGCGATCTTGTCGTTTCTGCGAATACGAACCTGACTTCAACGCTGAATGGCGGCATTGTCTATAAAAATTACACGAATCTGACGATCAACTCAGGGTGTACTCTGTCCGTTTCGAATATGTGTCAAGGCTTGTGGATCAGAGTGCGTGGAACATTGACACTGAACGGCGCAATCAGCATGAGTAACAAGGGTTGCTATATCGCTGGGGGCGGTTCCGACCTGTATTTGTGCTATTCGGATATAAAAGTTCCTGCGGTTGGTGCTGCGGGTGGGGCTTCGCCGACAGGTGGTAATGCCGCAAATGCCGGCGCGGCTGGCATTGATGGCCAATGTGGTGGTGGTGGTTCTGGCGGTTATCGGGGTGGAGCTGGCGCAACTGGTGGAGTTACTGGAGGTGGCGCAGGTGGTTCTGGTGGTTGGTATATTACAGAAGGGCCAGTTTATGCTGGTGATGGAGAAGCAGGTCAGCCATATGGTTTACGTGGTGGAAATGGAATAGATGGAGCTCATGCTAACGGGCGACATATTCATTCAGGTGGCGGCGCGGGCGGTGTGACTGGTGGTGCTTCTGGTGGTGGCACTTCGACTGCCGGCCAAGCAGGTGGCATTTTGGTCGTCATGGCGAATCATATTGTAGGTTCTGGGCAATTGCTGGCGAAGGGCGCGAATGGTGGAACTGGTACATATTGGCATAACGCAGATCGTACATCAAACGCACAGGGCGCATCCGGTGGCGGTTCTGGCGGCGGTTCGATAACACTATTCTTTTACTCAATGAACGGGACGCCTACTTTTAACGCGGCTGGCGGTGCTGGCGGTGCAGCGAATGAAACACCAGGTGCAGCCGGCGGAGCTGGTTCATGTCGTGATTATTCGTTGGCTGAGTTGCTGAGTCATACGAGAGTATAAGCTCCTTCCTATACTGAGCCAAAAGGAAAACGTTTGAATAATCTACTGGTCATCATATCAGACACACATATAGGAAGTTCTACCGCAATATCCCCATCCAAATTTGCAATACATAATCGAAACACTCTTGAGGCTCAAACGTTACAGGCAAACCGGCTTCAAGAGTGGCTTCTTGCTTGCTGGATGGACTTCTGGGAGTACGTGTATTTCTTACGCGGCAAGGGCAAGAAGGCACGGAAATTGATAGTCGTGCATTGCGGTGACGTCATTGACGGCAATCATCATAATTCCATGCAATTAATGCAAGAGGTCAGTGATCAGATCGTCATAGCGCGTGAATTATTAGAACCAATCGTCAACAAATCAGATAAGTTTTTCGGTATCCTCGGCACGGGTGTTCACGCAGGACAGGATAATTCGGACGAGATCGGATTATACAAGGCGCTCAGTATTGAGTACGGGCAACAATTCACTTTGGACATTGACGGTATTGTCCACGATTTTGCACATCACGGCAGAGCAGGGCGCAGGCCATGGACTTCCAGCGCGGCAAACATTGCAACGGAAGTGATGATTGATTATGCAACATCGGGCATGAAACCGCCGAGCTTTATTTGGCGTGGGCATAATCACAGGATCGATGATTCGGGTTGTAAGTTGAAAGGAACGCGGGCAATTTCTTTGCCGTCATGGCAACTCAAAACGTCCTACGGCTGGAAGGCGTCTGGCAATACAGTGCGATCGGACATAGGCGGAATGATCGTGATTGACGGTATTTTAGACGATTCGCATGCGCGGTATTGCGGGCAACCAGATGAAAGGAAGATCATCAAAGTATGACAGAGAACGAATTGCTGAAAGAACTATCAAAAGAATTGTTAATAGAACCGATTCGAGACGATGAAGTAACGGCTCGCATGCTGGCTATGAAATTGGGTATCGAGACAAACAATGCACGAGCAATTTTGGACTCAAAAGTAAAAGCAGGCGAACTGACAAAACGCAAGGCGCGGACATCCGAAGGCTATCAGACGTACGCATATAAGAAAATAGACAAATAATGTCTATTATCGTTATATTTCTCTCCCATACTGAGCCTACTTTAACCGATTCATCGGGCTTGCTTTCCGGTGGGCTTGCTCAATATCTTTTTCATCCAGACCGACATAATTTTGAGTTGTTGAAATATCTTCGTGCCCCATCAATTGTTGAAGCTGGAACATTCCGCCGCCGTTTATGATAAACTCCCGCGCAAATCCTCGGCGCAATGAATGAAATCCGTGAATATCAATCCTGGCGCGCTTTTGGACACGTTTGAGAAGTGATGTCAAGCCTTGCTCAGTAAAGCGCAACGTTCGCGTACTGGTGAACAGCGGATCATAATCGTTCAAATTGCCGCGTTCTTTCAAATAATCTCGAATTGCGCGAAGTGTAGGCTGACTGATAAACGCTGTCCGGTATTTATCGCCTTTTCCGCAAATTACTTCAATTCTTCCTGTGACGGCATCTACATTTTCGATATTCAGCGCGATAATTTCGCCTTTGCGCAATCCCGAGTCGTAAGCAAGCATTAATAAAGCCTTATCACGTTTTTCGTTGCGTCCGTCACAACCGCTCAGTAGTCGTGTGAAATCATCCAGGTTACATGACGATTTTTTATCTTTCGGCAATTTTGGCGCGCGCATTTTGTGCATGGGTGAAACATAATCGCTATTCGTATAGTTTTCAAACCAATAAGTAAATGTCCGAAGCACACGAAAAGAAATATGACATGTTCGCGGCTTGTGTGTCTCCGCCAATTCGGAAATATAAGATTGTAAAACGGACATTGTGATATCTGAAATCAGGCTAATATTCTTTTGTCTCAAAAATTTGTCAAAAAGATTAAGCTGGTATTCATATAGCTGAATCGACCGCATTGAGAGTAATTCGGCTCGTTTTGCGAGTAAAAACATTTCAGATACGTCGCAATATTTAACTGAGCTAATATTCATTAAATCGACTAAGCTAATATTCTTTTTTAATTTACTCATAATTTTTTCTTCAAACTTTCGTTAAGATTACGAGTAAATTACGGGTGTAGAGCGGGAGACGAGATTCGAACTCGCGAATATTAGCTTGGGAAGAGGCGAAGCTAATATTCTAATTTTTCGCCGTTTTACTCGTAATTTTAATGTACCCGCTCTACTGAGCTAATATTCTTTTTTAATGCGTTTTTGGCGTTTAGCCTATGTAAGCTAATGGCTTAATTTTGACTATTTACCCATGTATGTCCATGTGCAATCAGAAAAAGATTCGCTTAAGTCAACCAGCTTTATTCTCTCGTCTAAAATAAAATATGACCTATTTTCATCCATCAACAGATCAATTAAATTTTCAGTTGTTGCAGATAAATCCGAATAAAATATTGTTACGCAATAATTATCCGAACTGTTTGATTTAGATTCTGCCATCCATTTTCCGTATGACATTTCTGACGGAACAAGATATTGACCAGGCTTTTCGATTTTATAACCAATTTCGATATTATTCGATGTAGGTTTTTCCTCAATTTGCAATAACGATTTAATTTCCTCGATCTGAATTTTCAAATCGGAAATTTCTTTTTGCAATGATTCAAGCGAAATATTTTCACTTTGTCCCATCACTCCGTTTGCCCCAAACAGCAACACAAAAAATAACATACAAATGACAATTTTTTTCATGATCTTTGTTCTCCGTATTAGTAATATACTTTACACGATATTGTAATTCAAAAATTTCCACTTGCAATTTTAGAACAATAATTCTATAATTAGAACAAAAATATTATTTAGGACACAGGACATGACTTTCAAAAAATTTCAAAATGGACAAATTGCGTTTTGTGCTGTAATTTTCAAAAAACTCTATATTCGAATTGATCTTGTCGTGCATTTTACGAAAAATTACTTAGTAACTCCCCCCCCCCCGAAAAGGGGAAAGTAACTATTTACTGCAAATAAAATCCACATAATTTATAACTTCCTGCTTTTGTGCATCGGGAAGTTTTTTGAACATATTTAATAAATGTAACTCTTGCTCAGTATGAGGGGGGGGCGTTCTTCCTGCCAGTTCGTCAAGAGATATTTCGAGGAAATCCGCAATCGTAGAACAAGTTTCCAGCGAAGGGCTTACTCCTGACTTTTTCCATGAGTAAAGCGTGCTCTTTAATATTCCAGTCGCATCAATTAGTGCGTAAGGCTTCAACCCTTTTTGTGATAATAAAAATTCCAAACGATCAAAAAAACTCATAAAAATTAGTCCAAAATTCTGATATCAAAACCCTTGACAGGTCTATTTATCTGTACTAAAATAAACATAACTAAAGGGCACGCCTGATAATTCAATAAAAAAGAATTGACCAGCCATGCTCACGACATTCTGATTTGTATTCATATATGTACAATCTAACCAATTTTTATTATATGGATATTTAATCAGAATGTCAACAAGAGATAACAAAAAGGAGGTGATTCGATGGACGAGAATTATTTTACTGTGTCGCAGGTCGCTGAAAAGTTGAAAGTGAAAGATTCAACAATTTGGAGGTGGATTCGATTAGGAAAATTAAATTGTGTCCGCATCGGGCGAAATTATAGGATTTCCCAAACCGATATTGATAAATTTTTGAAACAGGAAAAATAAGGAACTTTTGTTTATTCCGATTCGCGAGGGCGCGGTATCAGAGTTACGGAAGAAGCTTTAGAAGAATTTATGAGAAAGAAAGGAACAAATGAACGAATTATTAAAAATTGATTACGCCGATGAAAGACCAACGGTATCGGGGCGAAGTCTGCATGAAGCACTGGAAGTTGAAACGCCTTATCATAAATGGTTCCCGCGAATGTGTGAATACGGATTCATCGAAAAAACGGATTATACAGTTACGGACATTTTTGTCCGTAACCAAAATGGTGGAAAGCAAACTCGAATTGATCATCAGCTAACAATCCCAATGGCAAAAGAAATTGCCATGCTTCAGCGAACTGAAAAAGGAAAGGAAGTTCGGCAATATTTTATCCAGATTGAACAAAACTGGAATCGGCCGGAGATGGTTCTTGCACGCGCGAACAAGATTCAAGCACAAATGCTGGAAGAAACAAACAAAAAAGTTTTCTTGCTTGAAGCTGAGAACGCAAAAATGAAACCTAAAGTTCAATTTGCGGACGCGATCGGGCAAGCTGATAACTGTATTTCAGTCGGAGAAATGGCGAAAATTCTATGTCAGAACGGATTCAAAACCGGACAACGGCGGTTATTTGACATGCTATCCAAAGAAGGATACATCATGAGAAATCCGCAAGGTCGATATATTCCGCAACAGAAAGCAATGAACTTGGGATTAATGCGAATCAAAGAAACACTCATGGTATTCCAAAATGAAGCTTTCACAGTGCCGACAATTCAAGTGACGCCAAAGGGACAACAGTATTTTATAAATCGGTATGTAATCCGTCCTTCGCAAATTATGATCCAGAAATTTTCAGGGCAATAGCAAAATGATTACTCCCACCCTCGCGCGCACAATGCGCAATATGAAACACGCCAGCGAATATCGCTGGAATTATGACAACACTTTTGAGATATTCAAAATGTTGGATAGCAACTATAGAGAGATTATTTCGGCTAAAACAATTTGGGAGGTGAATCATATAACAGATATTTTTCGTGGCGCTGGATTTAAGGTTACGTGTGTAGAAACAGTAGCACGTCATCACGCTAAAGACAAATTCCCGTCGAATTTGGACGATGGGAAAGATGAGGAAGAGGTATCTTATGGATAAAGATTTATTGAAACTCCAGATATCACTAATTGTATTAATAATGCTCAGTATTGTACTGCTGATTTTAGCGGGCAAGATCATTAGCCTGAATTGCGCGCTCACCGCCGCTTATCTATACTGAGCAAATATCAAACACGAGGAGAATTATAACATGTACGTAACAAAAGCTTATTACAAAGGTCAAGAGGTAAAAATTACCGGATTTGATCAAGTAGACGGAACTTGCCGAATTTTATTAAACGATCAGGAATTTGACGTTCCTATGGATGATGTATTGACAGCAACAATTGACGAGGAGAAATAATGGAAAATAATTATTGGGATGCAGCAGAAACAGCGCAAGAGTTCAGCTCGGAGGTCTGGGGAAAAGTTTATTTAGACGTCACACCGTGGTATTTTGCGGGTGGAGGCGCAAAGCCGGTTCCGTATGATCCTCAAAATCCAGAGCACGCCAAAAAGCAACCGTCAATACAAGTTGACATGAAAATGCAGGTTTTGCCGCAAATGAATTTGAAGTTTGAAGTAAAACGAGCGGAATATACGTTTTCGAAAGACTATACAAAAATCATGCTTCCATCCATAAAAGCGCTGAATTTGACGCCAGACGGCAAAGGTATTCTCAAGGCTCTGAATGAAAAATGGGTAAAGATCGATCGCGTGGAAGGCTTCACACAGAATACTAGGAGCCCAGAATTAGGAAATTTCAAGACATGGAAGTTTTTGAAAGTTTTCGCATCCGAGGAAGAATGTCTAAAGGATTATGAAGCAACATACAACGTTGACGGTCAACCATGGCCAGAAGAGCACAAAACGGCTGATATTGGGAAAAATCCGGCGAAAGACGTTGCATTGACTATTGCGCGGGTATTCGTTGATGAAGCATGTCAAAAATTCGATAAGAATAAGGACGCTGTTATCGGATTCTTAGAAGGAAAATTCGCGCAAAATCCTGACGTTGGCAAATACGTCAAACCTGACAGTCCCGAAATTATCGAAATGATAGACGAGTGGACACCATTTTAGCCGATAAATAAAAAGAGAATTCGAATTGAATAATATTCGCAAAATTACCGATTTGGTTCGGATTCTCTTCATGCACTCAAAAATAAGGAATTGATATGAATAAAGTAGGCGTTTTCCCGAATACAGAAAAGATCAAACTGGTCAGATATGCCGTAAAAGCGATTGATCTGCTTCAAGCGGACGAGCCGGAAGTCAACGTAAAAGTTTCAATTCGGCTCAGTATGACATTAGACCCAGACGGATATATAGCAAAATATGAAGTATACGAATTGCTAAAAAGCCATGGGCTAAGAGCAAAAATTGAAAATATCCGCGCTGAAACTGTCATCGAGTATGAACTTGATCCAGACGCAATCATCCGCGAATGTGAATTTGCAGGAATTAAATAATGTCGGCCAAGCTGGTCATTGTTGACACGCGGGAACCTTCATGGGCAAAACAGCTTGATTTTGGCTGTTCGAAATATGTATCTATGCTGGATGCGGGCGATTATTTAATTTCTTGCGATGACGGGAATTTTCTCGTTGTCGAGCGAAAAACGCCGCTGGATTTTTTGAGCACATTAAAAGAAAACAGGCTATTTGAACAATGCGCCAAATTGCGTGAAGCACGTAACCAAGGATTCTGGGTTTATTTCATGATTACAGGCGAATTTCGATATTCGCGGGGCGGATTTGTCAACTGTGACGGACGTGACACCGGCTGGGATTGGTCGGCGGTCTATGGCGCACTACTGAGCATTCAAGAGTTAGGTATTTTCGTCACACAGTGCGCCGGAGATATGGATTTTGCGCAAGCAATCATCCGGCTAAGTAACCGAAGCAGGTCAAAAGAAATGATTGTAGAGCCGAAGCGCGATCCCAAACGGCTAAAAAAGGGAGAGTTGGTTATATCGGCTTTACCAGGCATCGGAGAACAAAAAACGCCGGAAATAATGGCTCAGTATGGAAATGCGGTGTCAGCATTAGCCGGATTAACAGACAACAATAGCCAAATTCCTGGCATTGGCTCCGGCACAAAAAAAAGAATACGAGAAGCATTAGGACTATCAAACAATCAATCAATCACGATAAAGGAAAATTAAATGAATACAAACATTACATCAAGCGATATCGAAGTCGCAATCAAATTAGGTGAAATTGCGTTCAAAAGCGGAATATGCAAGGCTCAAAGCCCATTTGCGGCAACCGTTGCGATTCTCAAAGGTCAGGAATTAGGATTTTCTCCCATGGCGTCTTTGGAGATGGTACAGGTTATCCAGGGTAATGTAGGGTTATCGCCAAAGGGCGCAATGGCGGTTATGTCCGCACATCCGGAAATTATTGAGGATGTCAAAATTGAATATTTATACACTGACAAAGGCGAATTCTTCGGGACAAGCTGCACGATTAAACGCAAGGGACGCGCTGCACACACGGAAAAATTCACGCTGGATGATGCGAAGAACGCCGGTTTGATCAGAGACGATTCCGGCTGGAAGAAATACCCGCAGAAAATGACAACATGGCGGGCTGTCGGATTTGCAGCTGATATCGTCTGTGCTGATCTTTTAGGCGGGCTGACACGCTTTTTGATCGAGCCAGAACTTTACAGCGTGCAGGAAATTGCCGAGGCGGAAAGCCATCCGATGATCGAAGCGAAAGAGGAACCAATCAAAGAAATCGAAGCACCAGCAGAAAATATCACCATTGAATCATTATTGAAGCAATATGGCGCGGCGACAGTCGTCAAAGTGTCTAACGGCATCTTACCGCAAAACGCGGAAGATATCAGAGCACTTGCCGCGAAGTTGCAGGAAGGCGAAATAGGATGATTGAGCATCTATCTTATTCGAGCATATCAAGTTTTCTGCTATGTCCGCGAAGCTGGCGATTCAAATACATCGACCAGATTCCAACAAGGCCAAATTCCAATCTAATCTTAGGCTCCGTTTTCCATTCAACCGTTGAATATTGCGTTACTGAGCAGACAATCAAAGATGTAGGCAATATTTTCAAGTCAGCATGGGACAAAAAGCTATCAGAGTCAGAATCAATCGACTGGGGCGATAAATCACCTCTTGACGTGCGTGATGATGGCTTGCGGTTGTTTTCTTCACCGGAAATTTTGAATGGCATCAAAAGGATTCATCCTATGAAAGACGCACAAGATAAGCCACTTATCGAAAAATACGTAAAACTTAGCGTCCCGAATGTTCCGGTTCCGATAATCGGTTATATCGATATCATCCTTGAGGACGGCACTCCAGCGGACTTTAAAACATCTTCGAAAAAATGGACGGAAGATCAGGCGCAAAATAGCCTGCAAAGTCTATTTTATCTGGCGGCGTTGCAACAGGAAAATTTCCCCGTCAACTGGAATTTCAAGCACTTAGTTTTCGTAAAAACTCAAAAGCCGCAATTCCAGGAGCTGGAACATAAGCATAATCCGGCTGAATTATTTTTCCTGTTTGACATCATCGAATCAGTCTGGCGGGCAATTGAAGCAAAAGTATTCGTCCCGCAAACAGACGGCTGGAAATGTAGTCCTTTATATTGTGACTATTGGAGTATTTGCAAAGGAGCTGTTTCGTAATGAGAAATTCAGTGTATCCGCAAATCAAAGAAAATGCCGGATGCTATGAGTTAATCACGGGTTATGACGCTGGTTTTGTCGCGGAACTCAAAGCGATGATTCCGGCGTCGGACCGGAAGTTTGACATGAGTAAGAAATCATGGTTAGTGTCGGCTCAGTATGGAAAAAATGCGGCGGGACTGATCGAGCGCTATTTCGGTATCCTGCCCCCTCTTCCTATACTGAGCACACTTTCAGAAGTCGAAACAAACGTTCTGAAAATCCTGTACTTGGGATCGTGCAAAGAGAGACAAGATGGATTCTTCGCAACCGGCTATACAGAAGAAGGCTGGAACACGCTGTTTTCTGAGCAAATTTTACGCGATTGGTTCGGGGAAGGTACAAAGAACCCCTCCGGTAATTATTTCACGATTTTGGGGCTTAAAACGGGCTCCAGCGATGAGGAAATAAAAGCCGGATATCGGAGAATGGTGAAACAATGGCATCCAGACGTTAACCACGAACCAGGAGCGCAAGAGGCGTTTTTGAAAATTCAGGCTGCTTATGACGTTTTGAAAGACGCGCAAAAGCGGGCAAAATATGAAGCCGGACTGATTTTCGAGGCAAGTTTGAATCAATTCCAGAAAAAAGAGGTCAATCATGGCTATCGTGCTCCGCTAAAAAATGGGCTGATTTTGGCTCAGTATGAGCGAAAAATGGGCTGGAATTTTGTTCGCGAAATAAAGAGCTGGAACGACATTTACAACGATCAAGGTCAAACGTTAACATCAAGTTGGATTATGGGTGAAAAGGAGCCCAGGTTGGAATGGATATGAAAACAAATTTTTATCAAGATTTTACGGTAGAAGAATTAAACGAATGTTTTAGCAACGCATTCAAAAAGTTAGATTTGAAAGATCAGAAAACTATCAGTTTTATCTGTCAGGATGTGGCCGCATCAAGAAAAAATATGGGGAAAGCGTCCGCGTTGGAATTGATAGCCAAAACAGGAATATTTATATGCGGAGGTAAAGATGATCGTATCGCATAAAACACAAGATGATTTCGAATGGATGTCTGTTATCGGATGTCCGCCGACTTGCGACAATTATTATAAAAACAGCGTTTGGGCGTATGACCCGAAAAGAGACGAAATAGATATGATATTCGCGGAAGATTTGAAGAAGTTCCGCGGTAAATACAGCTTATGGCGTCCGTGTATCATCGTGAAACCGCCGAAGCCAGTAAAGCATGTCAATATTGTGAAGCACAAAGACGGGGAGGAATCATGATTCTGGACGGTTTCGAACAGTTTGACAAAAGCAAATACAACAAAAAGAAATCATACAAACATAGCATTCAATGCACGATTTCAACAAAAATTCGAGTAACGACTTACGTCAGCGAGTTGCTGGGAAATCCTGATTATGTTTCCGTAATCATCAACCGCGATAAAAGAAAATTTGCGATCAGGAAGGCTGCGGCAAAAGAGCCGAACTCTTTCCCTTTTGCACCATGTAGTAACGCAGGCGCATTGAATACGATAATTCGATGTAGATCATTAGCGAACGTGCTCGGAGAAATTGCGAAATTTGATATTGAAAATGGGTCTTTTATCTGTAACGGAGAATTAATTAAATCTAATCCAAACATGCCCGTTTTTATCATGTTTGATTTGATCAACGTAAATAAGGTGGAATCATGAGCGAAACTGAACCTTTATATGATCCAGAAGTTTTTACTTGTGCCTCCGAGTTTATGAATTGGCAAGAAAACAATTGCAAAAATTGCGCATATCGGAATAACTGCGCGCTTCCCTCACTACTGAGCAAAGTCGGCACAAAACTGGAACAATCAGAAAATCCATATGTGTGGAAATGCCCTATATATAAGAAAGAGGAAAAATAAAATGTGGATATTAGATCAGACAAAGAACGAAGTTGTGAACGTAAAAAATTATGACAGCATTGTGAATCGGCAAGGTCCCATCCGTGTGATCCGCGGGAGTTCATTTGTAAATTTAGGATCGTATGATCAGGAACGAGCCGCTGAAGTATTCGAGGAACTTATAACAAGTCTTTTGTATGGCGATAACTTGTTCAGGATGCCGGAGAAATAGACATGACCAAATTGACGCGACAGGAAAAAGCAAGGCAACTGCGATACAAGCGTCCAGCGATGATGAGCGTAGGCTATCAGACGATGGAGACAGAGCTATCTGAAATCGTGGAGAAATGCAACGACATTCAATATTTCATTGACGAGGATGACGACACATTGTTAAACGCGCTGGACGGGAATGAAGAGGACGAATACGAGTTCAAAATGTCATTTTCTGATCTGACATTTAAAGCCGAGCAATTATACGAGGCAATTCACGAATCATGTGTTGAAGAATACTTCGATGATTGTACGGTCGGTCTTCTCGGCAATCAGTACAACGCGGTAGGCTATGATTCCTTCGAGGAAGACTATTATTCGCTGACGCGGTACGAGGCGGAATTGGCATATACCGAAAGCGGAAAACGGCTGATGCGGAAAACAAAAGAGGAAATGATTTCCATCATCGGGCAATGCTTCGGAATCGTCATCGCCTATTTGGATTTGCGTCAATCGTATGACTACCTGAAAGCCACATTCGACATTCTGCGTGATGATAACCTGTCAATCCTGAAAATGATCAAGGAAATCGAGGCGGCTTATGAAGCGGCTGAGAAGGAACAGTTTTCCGAATACGCGCAATGCACAAAACATTTTGACGGACTGGTGAAAGCCATGCCGGAAAAGTTATGGTTGGAATGAGGAGAAATAACCATGGCAGAAACGATTCATTTATTACCATCCGGAAGTGCTAAAGTGACGAGAAGGAAAAAAGATTGTTTTTATGTAATATTCGAGAACGGATCAGAAAAGAAACCAATTTGTATTCGTTATTCAGATTCATTACATGAGGATAATATTTTTTTGAATAAAGATTTGAAGGATTTGAGATTGAAAGAGGAGAAATAGCCATGGACGCAAAAGAATTTATACCTGTAAATCGTTGTTTATTGGGTAAACCTGGGTAAGAATGGAGGGCTTAGAAATGACTGAATGCATGATGGATCATTTTGGCGGCTGTTGCTGTAAGTGTGTGTTCCTCGCGAAGGTTATGTTAAACTGTTCGCAACAACGGGACAAGGGATACCAGACTCCCGAGGATGGGTGTAACTGTCACATCCAAATAGGCTGGGTGTGCACGATGCTTAGTCGTGACAGGAATGCATATGATAAAAGCCACCCAGAAATCACATGGTTTGGTGACACGAAGCATGGCATTTGTGATATGTTCACGGAGATAGGCAAGGAGAATGCAAAATGAAAATTGAAACGAAGTACGATGTTGACGATAAAGTTTGGAAAGTAGAAAAATCATATTCAGAAAATAAATATTACGCGAAAAGTTCAACCATATGGATGTTAAAAATCAATGTGTACGAAAAAGGAAAAGCTGAGATTGGTTATGATTTGCCATATTATTATGGCAGATGTTTTTACGATAATGAATTATTCGCCACAGAAGCAGAATGTCAGGCGGAGTGCGATCGACTGAATGATATTCTCGAGAGAGAAAAACGGGGGGAATAAATGAAAATTGATATTGAAACAGAACGCAATATCGGGGATATTGTCTGGATTCCATATGACACTGAAAACGAAGAAGGGTTTATCCCAGTTTGTATAAGAATATCTTCTGTTGTAGTAGAAGCTTTGGATAAATCCAATATTGAAGTTAGATATTTTGAAACAAGTGATGATGTAGATTATTTTGGAGAAAATCTTGTTTATGCCACAGAAGCAGAATGTCAGGCGGAATGCGATCGACTGAACAAGGGGGATCATGAATTGAAAGAGGATGCAAAATGAAAATTGATATCGAAACAGAACGCAATATCGGTGATATTGTCTGGATCGCTGAATGGACTGGAGATGATACAAAATACATGCCAGGTAGAGCGCGTATATCTGGAATAGATATTAAAATTTACGACAAAGCGGTAAGAAACATCAGCTATTTTATCGGAGACATTGTAATGATCTATTCTGATAATGAATTATTTGCAACAAAAGCAGAATGTCAGTTAAAGTGCGATCGGCTGAATGGAGAGGTGAAATGATCTGTCCAATCTATGACCAAAGTGCCAAACCGCAGGCTAAAGCTCATGGCTCCGCTTGTGGTAGTCCGATTTGTAATCCGTCCGGCGATTGCGAGGGGCATTATAAAAATTGCACTGTCCCCTCTTTCATATGGCAAAAGTTGATGCGAGTTTATTATAGCGGATGTTTTTACGACAGTGAGTTATTCGCCACAGAAGCAGAATGTCAGGCGGAATGTGATCGGCTTAACAAGGGTGGCTCAGTATGAATGAAATCGTGAAAGGCTCAATTGCCGACTTAGCGCAACGTAACAATCAATCACTTGCCGAGACGTTTTTATCGTGTGACTGCGTTGTTTTAATTGATGTATCGGGCAGCATGTCAGCTTATGACAACTACGATAAATCGCGGTATGAGCGCGCTTGCGAATCACTTCGAAACTTACAAAACTCACTCGAAGGGAAAATCGCCGTTGTAAGATTTTCGCATGATGTTGCGTTTGAACCTGCAGGAGTGCCAGCTTTTACAGGCGGAGGAACGGACTTAAAAAAAGGCTTGCAATTCATCAAAGCAGCAGATGTACCAGGTATCCGATTTATTGTAATTTCAGACGGGACACCAGATAATCCCCAGCAGGCGCTCAGTATGGCGAAAACGTTCCAAAACAAGATTGACGTCATATTTGTAGGCAACGAATTGGACAGCGGGGCAATTGCTTTTATGAACGATCTGGCGCGCGTTTCCGGTGGAAAGCAGGTTACAGCGGACTGCGCGAAAATTAGCGAAACCGCAAAATTCCTATTAAACAGTTAAAATAAATATCTGCCTTGATTTTCCAGATTACCGGATTTCAGGCAGATATCTATTTTCGATTCACAAACAGAAAGGACATGACTTAATTATTTTATCACACATTTTTGAAAATATGTTCCGTAATTAATTAATAACGATAGTATTCGATTCACATAAAGAAAGGTAAAGACCTATGACCTATAATCCAAAAAATCCTGCTGATTACGAATTATGCTTAACCTCTGCTGGTTATAAATTCCGCTTCAATCAATTGACTGACAGAATAGAATATCTCAATTTAAACACAAATGAATTCGAAAATTATTCAGACAGCGCCGAAGCTGCTTTCCGGCTTCATGCTATGAACAATGGGTTGTCGAAAGACACAATGTCCGAAGTTATTCTCGTTATGGCATCAAATAATATCTATCATCCAATCAAATCTTATTTAAATTCACTTGTTTGGGATGGAAACCAAAATATAGAAAAGCTGGCTTCTTATTTACCGGATGAGCACGGAATGTTTCCGTTATTTCTTCAAAAATGGTTCGTGGGCGCGGTAAAAAAAATATTCGAAAATGGAACAAGAAATCCGGTGCTTGTGCTGGATGGAGCGCAACACATTGGGAAAAGTACATTTGCGAGAAAGTTATCGTGGAGTCCAGATTTAGTGCAAGAAGGCGCAATAAGACCAGATTCAAATGATCATGAAATTTTACTAACACAAAAAGTAGTCTGGGAAATTGGAGAGCTGGAAAATACGACCAGCAAAGCGGCTGTAGGCGCTTTGAAGGATTTTCTATCACGTGTTACTGTTTCAACACGGCTTCCATACGCACGATATCCGATAGTAAAACCGGCAATCACATCTTTCATTGGGACCATAAATGAAATGTCCGGTTTTTTGAATGATGATTCCGGTTCGTCCAGATTCCGAGTATGCAAAATACTTAGTATTGACTTCGAATATAACAAAATCGATATAAATCAATGCTGGGCACAAGCCATGGAGCTTTATAAAAGCGGGCACACGTCAGACTTACATCCGGCTGACCAAGCGAAAGCGACAAAGATCAATGAATCATATGAAGTACAAAATCCGATAATTGATGCAATCAACCAATTTTTTATTGTAAATCCAGACGATAATTTAAATTATTTAACTTCTTTCCAAATTCGCTCAGTATTGATAGATAAGGACTATGGTAATTTGCGCGGATTTGAATTCTCTTATCAAAAAATGGCCAGTGCACTTAAAAAAATGGGATGTGAAAAGAAACAAAAGAAATTTTCAAACAATACAGTTCTCAATGTTTATTATGGAATTAGGCCTAAACAAGGCATTTATATGCCAAATTGCCCATAATGCAACTACTCAAACTACTAAAAAACTACCATTTTTTTTACTGTTTTACTCTTATTATTAATTAATAGTAGTAGTAGTAGTAAAGTAGTTATATATATATTAAAAGAGTTAAAATGCAAATATTATTTAATAGAAAATGTCAAATACTCTACTATCTACTACTACAATTTGACTGATTTACTCATAAAATGATAATAATGAATAGACAATATAAATAATAATAAGGTTAAGCCAAGATTCGCATAGACATACACATACTGAGCAAAAATTATGAATAAACTATTAGAAACAGCATTATATTACAGAGATTTGGGCATAGCCACAATACCCGTGCATTGGCAGCAGAAGAAGCCGCTGGGAGCGTGGGAAGAATATATCAGCGAATTGCCTAGCGAAGAGCAACTTCGGATTTGGTTTGCATCCAGGCTAAATAACATCGCGGTAATTACCGGATGGTCCAATTTAGTCATTATTGATTTTGATGATCTGGAAAAGTTTGAGATTTGGAGAGACTGGGCGGATGGAGTAAAGGCGGCTCAGTATGTGAGGAGGGGAACACGGATTGTCTATTCTGCGCGCGGGGCGCATGTCTATATAATCACAGAGGAACGGACCGAAAACGCAAAATATGAAGGAATTGATATCCTGGCGCAGCGGAAATATGCGTTGACGCCGCCTTCAATTCATCCCAGCGGGAAGCAATATCGCTATTTGCGCGAATCGGAAATCATTCGCATAGATAAACTTGATGATATATTTCCGGCGGAATTGAAAATAGAAAAAGCCGCCCCCTCTTATACTGAGCCCAAATTGTCCAGTATGACAATTCCTACCGGCGGCGATCTTTGGGACAAGGCCGAAAGCGGCTATAGTGAAAAATCCATTGTTGCCGAAATAAGAAGTCGGGTAAGAATCGAAAGTCTGTTTCCGGATGCGGAGCGTTCTTCGCGCGGCGCTGGGTGGCTGGTCGCCAGATGTCCGTTCCATGACGATAAAATGCCGTCTTTTTGGATTGATACGAACCGCCAAATTTGCGGATGCTATGCCGGTTGTACGGATAGACCGCTTGATATAATAAATCTTTATGCACGACTTTATAACATTGGAAACGCGGAAGCAATAGAACAATTAAGAACACGAATATAATTTTAATACACAAAAAAAGAGCCACTAATGTACCATGACATTTGTAACATTCGCGATTTTTTATTAATTTGAAATTTCTGCACAATTGTTCTATAATTGTAATAAAGTTTCCTCTATACTGAGCCCGAATTTGAACGTTAAAAAGCCAAAAGAAGAAATCAAAATCAAGCGCGAAGAACTGTTAACGCAATTGACAGATGAGGAGCTTTTATCTCTATTTTTGGCAAAAGAAAAAATCAAACAAGGCTATGGAGACCTGATTTTCACATTTAAAAATGGGAAATTAGTTTGGGCAAACTTAAAACTATGCGAATATGATATAATTAAAAAAAGTAAATATATTTTAGAGTAGAGCTTTCAGGCTGAGTAATCGGCGAAGCTGACATGAAGCGCAATATTGCGTAATTGTTAGTTTCGCCTTTTTTTATTTCGGAGGGAAAATGGAAAATTTATATATCGTGTTTCTGGTTGCTGGAATTGTATTGCTGGTATTTGCACTTTTGAGCTATGGATTCCCATTTTTGCATAAAAAAGGTGTAGATGTGTCTGGCGCGCTGGATGTCGCTGAAGATAGCGTAGATGCAGCGGATAAGATCGTTGATGCACTAATTTCTTTTGTCCCTGAAAATGCCTATTTGAAAATCATCGATAAAGTTATTGATTGGGCGCGGGAAGCGGTTCAGCGCTCGGAACAACTTTACAAAATCTCCGCAATCGAAGAAGACCAGCGCAAAACAGAAGCAGAAAAATACATCTATGAAATCCTGGAATTATCGAAAATTGAAATCACACCAGAACTAAAAAAGGTTGTTGATGGTTCCATCGAAGCGGCGGTTTTTATCCTGCCGAAGACGTCAGAGACAATTAGTCAATAACGGCGGCGCGTATGGATGACGAAAGAATCGAATTGGAGCGCTTTATCGGGCAAATTGACAAGAAATTATCAATTATTGAGGAAAAAGTAACCAGATTAGATCATGCCGTTTTGGGCAATGGAAAACCTGGTTTGTTGGATGACCATCGGCGTTTGGAAACATGCGTCCAAAATCATCTTAGGGAGGCTGAAAAAGCGGCGCTGAAAAAAGCGTCAATTGACACGAAAGCATGGGCGATTTTCCTTCTGGCGGTTGGGCAATTATTCATTATTATTCGTAATCTGATTGGATTTTGACATGAACAGACCAGTACGCGGAAATTATCAAATTACATACACATACGCCGATCATGAGAAATGGAGGGATGATCATCCTGGTGTTTCTTATAATCCCGGGATTGATTTTTATTCGGACGATCGGAATATTTATGCCTGTGATGCCGGAATAGTTGAAAAGAACGGAGTAGACGCCAAAGGCTACGGCAATTATCTAAAACTAAGGCATAGTTGGGGATTTTCAATTTATGCACATTTGGCACGGATGACAACGTTTCCAGTTGGGTTTGAAATTTCAGCGGGTATGGTCATTGGTGAAATGGGATATACAGGGAATGTATTTCCGGCTGGCGTGGCTGGAACCCACCTGCATTTTGAAACACGCGATCTGAATAATAAACCGTTTGAACCGACATTTGATAACACTCCCCCCCCCAATACTGAGCAAAAGCCAACTATTGACACGGGGGCTCAGTATGTGAGGGTTTGTGCCGAATCCGTGGCCGTGCGCTTTGAGCCGATGGGGCGCTTACTCCATTATGCCAAAAAGGGGGATACTTTTCTAAGCGGGAAAGAAGTGAATATCGTGAATGGTTATGAATGTCAAAAAGTATATTTGCCGTTCTGGATCGCAAAACATGACGGGAATGAACAACTATTGGAGGATGCGTGAACAAAGACCAAATTATAAAAGAATATGACGACCGCTTCAAGAAAAAGCCGAATAAGTGGAAAAACGATGAACGCAATGAGATGTGTTATCAAACTATCGCGCGTCTCACTACTGAGCCCCAGTCAATCTTTGATGTTGGTTGTGGCAACGGACATACTTTAGCCTATCTGTCAGACAAATTTCCCAATGCTAAATTTTATGGACTTGATCCATCGCAGGAAGCGCTTAATTTGGCGCATAAAAACTGCCCAAAAGCGGAACTCCATCGCGCATTTTTAGACGATTTTGCAACGAATAAAAAATTTGATGTTGTTGTAAATCTGGGAACGGCTGAACATTTCGAAGACCTGCTGCCGAATTTAAAACTGATTCGAAATTTGGTATCTGATGAAGGATTCTGCTATTTTGAAGCTCCGCACAATTTGGAATATGACTTCGGGGACGGTTCGCATAGTTATCGGCGTTTGAATTATGGGTCCCATCAGGTTGAATGGCATCTGGACCGCGCCGAATGGGAAGATTACCTGATTCGCGCCGGATTTTCGATTTCAGAGCGAATTTCTGGTGCAAAACCTCAATGGGAATTTATCTGGATTCTGAAAGCGTAAAAGCATGATTTACGGATTAATTTCATTCGTTTTAATTGTTCTGACAGTTCTTTTTATATTGTGCTTTATTGCTGGAATTGACGAAAAATAGGAGCAGATAACTTGGGATCAGCGAATACTCCTCCGATTGACCGATATGAGATTTTCGCACAGGAAATCATAAAAGGCTCTACGCAACGAGTAGCCTTTATGGCTGCATTCCCAAATAGCAAAGATTGGAAAAAGGCGTCCGTTGATGTCAACGCAAGCAAGTTGATGAAAAACCCATGGGTAATAAATAGACTTGCAGAATTGCGCTCTAAAGCCTCAAAAACAAACGATTTGACGCGGGACGGTATTTTATCCCAACTAAAAAAAATAGGCTTCTGTGATATCGATATGAGAAATATACGTGCTGTTGATAAGATACGAGCGCTGGAATTGATTGTAAAGATTTTGGGATATGACAAACTGGAAATCAATACTGAATCGATCGAAGATATGGAACCGATTATCAATCTTATCAATCGAGCGAAGGAACGCGGCGCATGATTCGAGAAGTAACGATTCCATGGGCTGAACTATCGCTAAAGCACGCGCAATACATCGAAAAGGGCATAGAATCACGCTTTTCTGTGGCTGAAGGGGCGATAAGAAGCGGCAAAACGATTGACCATTGTATCATTGCTGCGGTTTATTTAGAGCAGTGCCCAGACCGGATACATTTAGCAACTGGTTCGACTATTGGAAATGCAAAACTAAACATTGGCGTTTGCAATGGTTTTGGATTAGAAAATTTGTTTCGCGGTCGATGCCATTGGGGCAAATATCGCGATAATGATGCACTATTTATCAAAACTCAAACGGGCGAAAAGATAGTTATTTTTGCTGGGGGTGGCAAGTCCGACAGTTATAAGCGGATTTTGGGTAACTCTTATGGGCTGTGGATCGCGACTGAAATAAATGAACACTATGATTCTTCGGACAGCCGAACCAGCTTTGTAAAAGTGGCAATGGGGCGCCAAGCTGCCGCAATTGAGCCGTTAACTTTATGGGATTTGAATCCGTGCAATCCGAACCATGCGATTTATAGCAACTATATCGACCGATACCGCGAGGAAAATCTGCCAGGCTATCAATATCAACATTTTACGCTGGTCGATAACCTTTCTATTACTGAGCAACGGCGAAACGAAATCATGGCTCAGTATGACAAAAATAGCGTATGGTATCGGCGCGACATTTTGGGACAGCGATGTGTCGCGGAAGGGCTGATTTATCGGCAATTCGCGAATAATCCCGAAAAGTTTTATATCGAAAAGAAAAATCTACCGCGAAACAAGCGCGAAGAACTGGACTTTTATAAAATTCAAATCGGTGTTGACTTTGGCGGCAACAGCTCGAAGCATGCTTTTACTGCGTCTGGAATTTCGCGCGATTGGAAAATATATACTTTACGCGCGCAATCTTTGAACGCCAAGAACACCGATACTGAAGACGTAATAAATTACTTTACTTGTTTTTGTGCCGGAATTGAAGCGGACTACGGGCAAATTGACGCGGTTTATTGTGACAGCGCAGAGCAGACTATTATCAATGCCTTCAAAAAACGCACAAAATATGCAATTTTCAACAGCATCAAACATCCGATTATTGACCGGATTCGGGCAACAAACCTGATGATGGCGGCCAACAGATTTTATATGGTTCGCGGAGAATGTGACGATTTGGCAGACGGATTACAAAATGCCGTCTGGGACGAAACAAAGGTCGGGGAAGATGTACGCCTTGACAATGGCACCAGCAATATTGATATTTTAGATTCCTTCGAGTATTCATGGGAATATTATATTGGGTGTTTTGCTGAGTAGCGGAAACAAGGAGAAATTATGAGCGATATTTGGAAAAGTATAAGAGAATGGATTCTGAGTTTCTTCGGGATTAAATCCGTTACGGAAGAAGCAGAATATCAAAAGAACTATGAATTTACAACGTCCTATGAGGATACCGAAAATGTCAATTTTACGGCAATTTTTGCGAACAAACTGAGTACTTTTGTGACTGCTGAAAGTCAAATTGCCGTAATTGCCCCCTCCGATACTGAGCCCACTAAACGCATTAACCTACTGGATGAAATACTTCAAAGGTTATGGATAAAGTCCCGGAAAATAACTTCCCGAATGTTAGGAACCGGCGGAATTGCGCTGATTCCGTATGTTTCAGATGGAAAGATTTATTTTGATGTGGTCGCGCAGGATCGCATTTCGATCAATAAAATGCAGGGAGATAAGATCATTGGTGCAACGATTTTAGCCGATTCGATATTTCGGGACAACAAACGTTATTATCGCTGGACAGATTACCAACTTGAGGGGAATACGCAGATCATTCGCAATAAAGCCATGATTGATACTGGCGGAAGCGTTTCGCTGGATACAGTTGCTGAATGGGCAAACATACCAGAAGAGATTCGCATAGGTAACGTTGATCAGATTCTATTTGCGTTTATCAAATCACCCATTGATAACAGACAGACAAAAGACATGTATGGCGTTCCGATTACCTATGGATGCGCGGAAATTATCAGTCAAATCAATGATTGTCTGACGCAAGTTGAAAAGGAATACAAGCGCAAAGAAGTTTTTGTCGGAGTGGACGATCGTCTATTCGATAAAACGACAAATCAACTGCCGAAAACAGGTCTGTTTAAGGGTTTTACTGGTGCATTTGGGCAGAGTAATCAGACCTTTTGGAGCGTGTTTGACCCAGCGTTTCGTGACGTTTCGTACTATAACCGGCTGGTAAATTTGTTCGAATTACTGGAAAAGCAGGTTGGAACTTCGAAGGGCATTTTGACGCAACCGGAGAGCCGAGGTGCAACGGCAACAGAAATCAAAGCGAGCATGTATGACACATACGCATTAATTGAAGCAATTCGCGATTCGTTGGAGCGTGGAATTCATGATTTTACGTATGCGTGTAATGTGTTGGCAAATTTCTATAGTCTGACACCAATGTCCGAATTCGATATTCGTTTTGATTGGTCATATTCATTGATTGAATCATCCAGCGAAACTTTTGCTCAGTATATGCGAGCGGAGAGTGTGGGCGCAGTTGAACCGGCAGAAATCCGAATGTATCTGATGTCCGATGAAACACTGGAAGATGCTCAAAAACGAGTAGACGAAATCAAAGAGAAAAAAGCCACTTTGGCTAAAGCACTATTGGAAAAAACCATGATGGAGGATTCCCAGGGTTTAAATGTATGATGAGCCGGAAGTTATTCGCATAGTTTACAAATACCGAAAAGAGCTGGATCATCGGGAATCGACCGCGCTTTCGCAGATTACGCGCGCATGGGTAAAAGTAGAATCGGAACTTGTGGGAGAATTAGAGGAATTAGCGCGGGAAATTTTGGAGCGGCAAGCGCAAGGGTTAGAGATTTATGATCAATATATTCATACGACAAAACGTTATTTATCTTTGCGTGAACAGCTCCGAAAAGAGCTGGATTGGTACGACAATAAAGTTATTGACGTAATTACCGAAAATCAGACTAAAAACATCAATCTCGGGTTGGAATCAGCGAATGAGCTGATTTTAAAAAGTTATGACGTAGATTCACCTTCATGGACACATCTCAATACATCCGCGTTTGAAGCATCAATCGGAATGTTGAAAGACGGTTCCCCTTTGAATCGGTTATTCAAGGCAAGTTATTCTGATTCGTTGGTAGAGCTAAATAAAGCGTTGTCCAACGGTTTAGCAATTGGCAAGGGTTATAAGCAAATTGCGCAAGATATGCTAAATGCTGCCCAAATGATGAGTTATCAGCGTTCCGTGATGATTGCACGGACGGAAATCAATCGAGCTTATCGCCTCGTCACTACTGAGCAATATCGCAAATCTGGCGTTGTGACTTCCTATAAACGATGCGTTTACAAGCCAACTGCCTGTTTAG